AGCTCCCGGTGACGTTGCTGTACGAGGGCACCGACGACCAAGGCCGTCGCTGCTGGCTTGCGCTCATTCCGTGGGTCGATGGCATCGCGGACGCCGACCTGTTCCACGACGGCGACCCGACCGGCCACGTCATCACCATCGAGTACGTGCCCCGGAACATGTAAGCGCTGGGCGCATCGGCGTACGCTTCGGGCCGATGACGTCGGTGATGCCGCCCGCGATCACCGAGCGCACGGCCGAGCAATGGCGCGACGTGTTGCTCGTCGAGCTGATGCAACGACAGACCCAGCTCTGGCTGCATTTCGCCTACTACGAGGGCGACCACCCGCTGCCTCGGGCGCCCAAGCAGGCGCTCGACGCATATCGACGGCTGCTCAAGCAGTCGCGCACGAACTGGATGCAGCTCATTGTCGACGCCGTGGCCGAGCGCCTGTCGGTGGTCGGGTTCCGCTTCGGCGATCAGGGCGGCGACAGCGACGCGTGGATGATCTGGCAGGCGAACCACATGGACGCCGACGCCGAGCTGGCGCAGACCGACGCGCTGACGTGCGGCGTGAACTACGTGAGCGTGTGGCCCGATGATGCGAACCCGACCGGCGTGAGCATTCAGGTAGAGCACCCGTCGCAGACGATCGTGGCGTACGACCCGAATCATCGACGCGATCGCATCGCGGCGGTCAAGGCGTGGGACGACCCGCAGTGGCTGCATTGCTGGCTGACGACCGCGACCGAGAGCATCGAATGGGCTGCCGAACGTCGGGCGCGCCCGACCGCGAACGAGCAGCCGATGTCGTACTTCGGCGGCGCGTCGTGGGAGCTCGTGAGCTACGACGCCAACCCACTCGGAGAGGTGCCCATTGTCGAGTTGCGGCCGTGGCCGCGCACGCAGCCGTTGACCATCGGCCGACTGCCGGGCCGTTCGGAGATGGATGGCGTAGTCGACGTCCAGGACCGGATCAACACGACGATCCTCAACCGGATGATCGCGACCGAGTACGCCGCCTTCCGCCAGAAGTGGGCGACCGGGCTCACGCTACCGACCGCGCGTGACCCGGTGACCGGCGAAGAGATCATCGACTCGCTCGGCAACCCGATGCATCAGTCGCCGTTCGAGATCGCGGTCGATCGGCTGCTCGTTGCCGAGGACGCAGACGTGAAGTTCGGCGAGTTCTCCGAGTCCGACCTCAAGGGCTACATCGACAGCGTGGACGACGACGTGGCGCATCTCGCCGCCATCACCAAGACGCCGCCGCACTACCTGCTCGGCAAGATCGTCAACGCGTCGGGCGACGCGCTCAAGGCCGCGGAGACCGGCCTGGTGTCGAAGGTGCGTCGGCGTGCGTCGCACTTCGGCGAGGCGTGGGAAGAGGTCATGCGCCTGGCGTTCTCAGCCAAGGGCGACCCGCGCGCGGTCGATTTCCAGGCCGAGACCATCTGGGCCGACTTCGAGACGCGCAGCGAGGGCGAGCTGGTCGACGCGCTGGTGAAGATGTCGAGCCTCGGGGTGCCGTACGAGGTGCTCTGGCAGAAGTGGGGCGCGTCGCCGCAAGAGGTCGAACGGTGGAAGGGCATGGCCGCGGAGCAGGCCGCGCTCCAGGCGTTGGCCGTGCCGGTGCCGAGTGCCCCCGCTGTCGCCTGAGGCGCTCACGCGGCTGGCGGTGAGCAATCAGCACCGCATGAGCGCGTACGCCAAGCGGGTCTCCGACACCTACGGTCGGACGTTCAAGGTGCTCGGCGGCGCGGACGGCGAGGCCGAGCAGGCGTGGACGCGGTTCGCCGCGCCGACGATGCGAGCGACGCAGCGCCACGTGATCCGCACGCAACAGTCGTACGTGAACCTCATGGCGCACGGGCTCGGTCTCGACGCCGGCACGCCGGTCGAACCGGACGAGCTGCTCGGCAGCCTCGCTGACCTCGCCGACCGTTACACCTCGCCGATCATCGACGTGCGCGCGCTTCTCACGCAGGGGATGCAGTTCCTCGATGCCGTCGACCAGGCATCCCGACACGCCACCGAGCTGGCCCGCACCGACGTCGCCGACACCACCCGCGACTCGGGCACCGCGGCGATGGACAACACGGACGGCATCGTCGCCTATCGCCGCGTCCCGTCCGCCAACGCGTGCCCGTTCTGCCTCGTCGTCGCCGGGCAGACGTACCACACCGACGACCTGGCCCCGGCGCACAACAACTGCACCTGCGGGGTCGCGCCGATCACCGACGAGCACGACCCGACGCTCGCTCGGCAGCAGTCGTTGGCGAAGGACGTCTACGCGAACAAGTCGGCCGTCGAGGACGCGGTGAGCACGGCCGATTCGCTCGACACCGAACTACCGACCCAACCCGAAGGAGCCGCCACGTGACCACGCCCGACCCGCCCGACCCGAAGCCCGACGACCCCAAGCCCGACGACCCCAAGCCCGACGACCCCAAGCCCGACGACGGCGCAACCGACGACGAGCGCACCCGCACGCTGATGACCGACCTGCAGGCCGAACGCAAGGCGCGCAAGAAGCTCGGCGACGATCTTGCCAAGCTCCAGCGCGAGCACATGGACGACGACGAACGCAAGGCTGCCGAGGCCAAGGCCGCAGGACGCGCCGAGGCGCTGGCCGAGGTGAACCAACGCCTGCTGCGCGCCGAGGTGCGCGCGCTCGCCGCCACCAAGCTGGCCGACCCCAGCGACGCGGTGCGGCTGCTCGATCTCGAGACCTTCGAAGCCGACGACTCCGGCGCATTCGACAATCGCGCCATCTCGGCGGCGATCGACCGGCTCGTGGAGGACAAGCCTTACCTGGCGAAAGCGGCACCCAACGGTGGCCCTCCGAAGGCGCCGCAGGGCACGCGAGGGACGCCGGGGTCGCCTGCCGGTGGCGGCGATGCCGCGTCGGACGGCGACGCATGGGTGCGAGGCCTGCTGAAGTCGTGACAGACTGAGCGCCGATCGGCGAGCGTGATGCTCGTCGTGAGCGCGCTACCTCCGAGCGCTATCGGAGAGGTCGGCCGAGCCGACTCGGGTGAGACGCCCATCCCGTTGTGATCTTCCGGGAAGGAGGGCGTCTCGTGCCCACGATCGATTCGACACTGATCCCCGTATCCATCGCTCAACAGATCATCGCCATTGCCTCTCAGGCGTCGGTGTGCTTGCAGCTCGGCCAGCGCCAGCCCATGCCGAGCGGCATCGTCAACGTGCCCTTTCTCAAGACGCTCCCCGCATCGGGGTGGGTCAACGGTGTCGGCGGCCGCAAGCCGTCAACTTCGATCGAGTGGTCGTCCGACACGATCACGACCGAAGAGGTAGCGGCGGTCCTCGCGGTCCCGCAGGCGACGCTCGACGACTCGGGCATCCCGATCTGGCCGAACGTGCAGACGGCGATCGCCGACGCGGTGGCGTACTCGGTCGATTCGGCGATCCTGTTCGGCGACAACGCGCCGCCGAGCTTCATGGCGGGCGGCGTGTTCGGCGCAGGCACCGCCGTGGCGCCCGGGCCGGCTCGCGTCGTGCACACCGCGACGACCGACCCGCCCGACCTCGCGCAAGCGATCCTCGCCGCCGAGGCCGACGTCGAGGACAACGGGCTGATGTCGACCGGCTACGCCGCCGACATCGCCGTGAGCTCCCGGTTGCGCGGCTTGCGCGACACGGTCGGTCAGCCGATCTTCGTGCCGAACCTCGCGGCCGACCAGCCGCCCACGCTGTGGGGCGACCCGTTGCAGTTCTCCAAATCGGGCGCGTTCGATCACGCCAAGGCCGACGTCATCGCGGGCGCGTGGAACATGCTCATCATCGGCGTGCGCCAAGACCTCACGTTCGACATGTCGACCGAGGGCGTCATCACCGACTCGGCCGGGGCGGTGCTCGTCAACGCGTTCCAGGACGACCAAGTGCTGATGCGCGTGCACATGCGTCTCGGCTACGTGGTCGGCCAGCCCGTCTCTCGGCGCACCGGCTCGACCGTGTTCCCGTTCGGGTTCGCGGCCTACACCGGCACCGGCGTGCTCGCCGAAGGCGCTGAGCCCGAGCCCGAGACCGGCGCGAGCGGCGGCAACGGCGGCGCACGCACCAAGACAGCGGCGAAGTAACACCCACATGGCGACGTTGTGCACGACCGCGGACATCGAGGCGCTTGCTGGTTGGACGATCCCGCCCGATCAGCAAGCGAACGTCGACCGTCTCATCGAGATGGCGTCCGCGGTCGTTGCCAACGCGTGCATCCCGCTGCCCGATCCGACACCCGACGAGGTCGCGCTGGTCACGGCGCAGCTCGTCGTGCGTCAGCTCGCCAACCCGGTGCAGGCCGACACCGAACAGATTGGCCAGTACCGCGCCTCGTTCAAGTCGACCACGATTGCGCTCACCGCGACGGACTACGACACGCTCGCCTCATGGGCGTCGCCGCCAGTCGGTCGTCGCGCGTACAGCACGTGGACGCCGAGCCCGTTCGCGGTCGATGACGTGCTCGACCAGCCGTATTACGACTACCCGTACGTCGAGCCGTACGAGCAAGAGGCGCGCACGTGATCCCGTCGTCGCTGATCTCCGAGCCGGTGACGCTCGTGCAGCGCGTCGACCAGGGTGACAGCGACGATTACGGCGACGTCGTGCTCGCCGACAACCCGATCGACACGCACGCGTTCGTGGAGCCCTTCCGCGCGATGGAGGACACGGCGAACACGAACCAGCAGGCCAACACGGTGCGCATGTTCCTCGCGGCCGACGTCGACCCGACCGGCTACGACGCCGTGCGCCGCGAGGACGGATCGCTGTACGAGATCCAGGGCACGCCCGGCGCGGTGCGCCGAGCCTGGCCCCCGCGGCTCGACCACTACGAACTGCTCGCCCGGCAGGTCGTGTGATGCCGGTCTCCGTCAAAGCGAAGTTCGTCCCGGTGCCTGGCATCGGCTACATCCTGACGGAGCAACGAGGCACGCAAGCGGCGCTCAACGCCGTCGCCCGCGCGGTGCGCGACCGGATGAAGGCGAACGTCACCGGGCCCGGCACCAGCGCCTTCCGGCGCAGGGCGTTCGTGGAGCGCGGCGACGAGCCCGGCACGTGGCACGCCGGCACGCGCTACCGCATCGCTCACATCTTCGAGTTCGGTTCGGTCAACACGCGTCCGCACGGCTGGCTGCGCAACGCGGCGATGACCACGCCGAGCACGCGGTTCGTCGGCGACGGAGGCCCCTGATGGTCACCGTCATCGACATCGAATCGGCGCTCATCTCATGGCTGCGCGATGACGCCGACGTGGCCGCGGTGTTCGCCGACCGCGTGTACGGCGTCCTGCCTGCCAAGCCGACGTGGCCCGCGCTGCGCATCACGCGCATCGGCGGCGCGCCCCCGCACAACCGGCCGCTCACGCACGACCGCGCACTCATCCAGTTCGACGCCTTCGCCGCGTCGAACGACCCGCACGGCAAGGCCACCGTGTCGGCCGGGATCGAGGCCGTGTGCAACGCGATGGAGCGGGCCTACGGGCTCGACGTCGGCGGCGGCATCGTCATCGGCGCCGTGCAATGGCTGTCGAAGGCCTACGACCCGGACGCGTCGTACACGCCTGCTGCGCCTCGCTACCGCGCCGACGTGTTCGTCACGCATCGGCGACCGATCTTCGCAACAACCAGGGGAGACACCCAACACACCCACCCGCAACGGGAACGGGACCGGCACAACCGCGTGTCGGAGGAAGGAGCAAGGCAATGACCACCGCATGGGACCCCACACAGGTCCGACTCGGCACGACCGGCGATCTGTGGCGCGCGCCAGTTGGCACGCCCGCACCCGTCGACACCGCCGCCCTCACCACGCCGTGGGTGAACCTCGGCTACGCGAGCGACGACGGCGTGACCGCCCAGCCGCAGATCACCAAGACCGACATCATGGTCTGGCAATCGGCGTTCCCGGTGCGGGAACGCATCGTGCAAGGCGTCGACTTCAAGTTCAAGCTCGTCCAGGACAACCCGGAGTCGCTGCAACTCGCCTTCGGCGGCGGCGATTACGAAGCGCTCACCGGCATCTATACGCCGCCCGCTCCTGGCGAGGTGTACGAGAACGCGTTCTGCTTCGACGTGATCGACGGCACCGTCAACTTCCGCTACTTCGCGGCGCGCGCCATCGTCACCGACGTGGCCGACATCGTGATGAAGGCCGACGAGGCCATCGGCTACGAGCTGACCGTCACGGTGCTCGCATCCGGTAGCACCGCGCCGTGGCAGCGGATCGACGGAGCGCCGATCACGCTGGCTGTCGATGAGGGGGCAACGTCAACCGCGCGTGGCGGCGAGCGTTCCGCCGACGCGGCATAGCCGTGGGCCGCGTCGATCTCGACGCGGTGCGCGCCGAAGCCGAGACCGAACCGCACTACGTCACGCTCGACGGCGTGGAGTACGCGTTACGGCCTGAGCTCCCGCCCGCCGTGATCGAGCTGCTCGTCCCGGAGGACTTCGACATCCAGCACCCGGAGAACATGAGCGACGTCCCGCGCTTCAGTCAGGTGGCGCGAGCGTTGCTGATGGACACCACCGTGGACGCGATGGCGTTCGCGCTCAAGATGTCGCAGGACCAATGGGAGGCCGTGTTCGATCTGTACGGGTTCAGCATGGGGGAATCGTCCGCCTCGGCCGCGTCATCGTCGGAGACACCCGCGCCGTCGAGGCCGATCTCGCCCAGCACTACGGCATCGCCCTCACCGACGTCTATCGCGGCAGGCTGACCGTGCGGCGCCTCGCCGTGCTCGTTGACCAACTGCCACCGGAAGCTCGCGTGCAGCAACACGCGATGGGCATGGACGCGCCCTGGTCGCTCGACTCCGAGGCGCTCGCCACCATCGCCGATCTGTTGTACGCGCTGCTGCGCGTGACGGTCGCCGCCAACTCCAAGCGCGGCGCGCGCGGGATGCCGTCGTTCTCGTTCCCGCGCCCGCACCGGATCGGCGACAAGCCGCCGCCGCCATCGCCGGGCTCGAGACCGAGCGACGGCAGCGTGCGCGGCTTCGGCGCATTCGAGCACCGATGGGGGGACGGCAATGGCTGACATCGGCGCGCTGTACGTCCGCATCCTCGCCGACGTCAAGACGTTCGGTAAGGACCTCAAGACCAAGATGTCGAGCGCCGAGAGCGAGGCGGAGGGCTCGGGCAAGAAGGTCGGCGGCGGGTTCGGCAAGGGGCTCGCAACGGCGGCGACCGCGTTCGCCGGCCTGGCGGTCGTCGACTACATGAAGAACGCGGGCGAGGCCGCGTCCGAACTCGGCGTCGACGTCAGCCGCACCAAGGACGTCTTCGAAGGCGCGAGCCCTTCGGTGCTCACGTGGTCGAGGAACGCGGCGCAAGGGCTGGGCCTGTCGCAAGACCAGGCGCTCACGCTCGCCAACAAGCTCGGCACGATGTACGAGTCGATGGGCATGTCGTCGAAGGGCGCCGCCAAGCTCTCCGAATCGGCGGTCAAGCTCGGCACCGACCTCGGCACCTTCTACAAGACGGACCCGTCGAGCGCGATCAACGCGATACGGATGGCGACGCTCGGCGCGTATCGCGGGATGCGCCAGTTCGGCGTGTCGATCGACAAGAACGCGGTGATCGCCAAGGCGCTCTCCATGCACCTCGGCACCACGACGGTGAGCCAGACCAAGCTCGCGGCGGCAACCAAGGCCGTCGACTCGGCTGAGCTGAAGGCGACAACGACCGGCAACGCCGCACGCATTGCGCAGCTCGCGTACAACGATGCAATCGTCAAGCACGGCCGCGGTTCCGAACAGGCGCAGAAGGCGCTACTCAAGCTCGGCACCGCGCAGGCGAAAGATCGACTCGCGGCGCGGGGCGTCGCGCTCGCGCACGCACACGTCAGCGCCGTGCTCAAGTCGGGCAAGACGACGCTCACGCAAGCCCAAAAGGCGGAGGCGACCTACGCGCTCATCACGCAAAAGACAACCAAGGCCCAAGGTGCGTTCGCCAAGGAAGGCAACTCGCTCGACGTCCAGAACCGCAAGACCCGCGCCGAGTTCAAGAACATGCAGGCGCAGCTCGGCACCGCGCTGCTCCCGGTGATGACCAAGGTCGGCAACATCATCGCCACGCAGGTCGCACCCGCGCTCGCCAAGCTGGCCGGGTTCGTCGCCAAGAACCGCGCCACGATGGTCCCGCTGCTCGGCGCGCTGACCGCGTTCGTCATCGCCGTGAAGGCTGCGAAGGTCGTGCAGAGCTTCGGCAAGGACATCAGCGCCGTGGCGAAAGGTCTCAAGGAGATGCAGCTCGGTCAGAAGCTGGCGACGGCCTGGACGAAGCTTCAGACGGCAGCGCAATGGCTGCTGAACGCGGCGATGGACGCGAACCCGATCGTGCTCATCGTCATCGCCATCGCGGCGCTCATCGCCATCCTGGTGATCGCCTACCTCAAGGTCGGATGGTTCCGAGCCGCGGTGCAGGTGGCGTTCGCGGCGATCGCGGTCGCGGCCAAGGTCGTGTGGAACGCCGTCGTCGTCGCGTTCCATTGGATCGTGAACGCCATCTCCGGTGCGCTCAACTGGCTCAAGATCAACTGGCCGCTCGTCGTCGGCATCCTGCTCGGCCCCATCGGGCTCGCCGTAGGCATCTTCATCCGATGGCGCACGCAGATCATGGCGATTGTCTCGACCGCGTTCCTCGCGATCCTGAACGTGATCCGTCGCGTGGCCGGTGCTATCGCGTCGTTCATCGCGACGTGGGTAGGCCGCATCGTCGGGTTCTTCCAGCAGCTCCCCGGCCGGTTGCTCGCGCTCGGTGCCGCCGCCATCAACGCGTTCCAGAACGGCGTCGTCAGCGCGTGGGGAGCGGTCGCCGGGTTCTTCTCGAGTATTGGCGGTCGCATCCTCGGTCTGATCGGCAACCTCGGCGCGCTGCTCTCGGGCGTCGGGCACGCCATCGTTCAAGGGCTGATCTCCGGCGTGCAGGCGGAGTGGAATGGCTTCAAGTTGTTCGCCCAGCTCGGCGCGAAGGTGGTGAGCGCGGTCGGCAATCTGAATCACCTGCTGTGGCAAGCGGGCATCGACATCATCACCGGGCTCATCGGCGGCATCACGTCGATGATCGGCAGCCTGACGAGCAAGCTCGGTTCGATCACGAAGCTCATCCCGATCCACAAGGGGCCGCGGCAACGTGACGCACGGCTCCTGCTTGGCGCGGGCACCGCGATCATGGGCGGGCTCATCGGCGGCATCGAGGCGCAGGTGCCGGCGCTCAAGGCCACGCTCGGCAACGTCTCCAATCAGATCGGCGTGGCGACCAGAACGGCAGGCAGGCTCGACGTGGCCGCGGCAGGCGTGGGCGCGCGACGCAACCCGACCGTGGAGAACATGTACGTGCAAGCGCTCGACGCCCGCCACCTCGCCGCCGCGGTCGCCGACAAGCTCGCGTACGCCGAGCTGCGAGGGCAGACGCTATGAGCCTCGTCGTCCCCGACATCACCAACGGCGTGTGGCGCTTCACGTTGCCGGGCGGCATCGTCATCGGCGAAGCGCCGTACCTCATCGACGAGCCAGGCCCGCAGGTGTTCGGCGCGCCCGACCTGCGCCGAGCGACGCGCCCGCGTCCGGGCGAACACGGCGCGATCTTCGTCGGCCCTGATCTGCTCGGCTCGGTGAAGGTCGTCATCCCCGTCGTGGTGCTCGGCACGAGCGAGCTGGACGCCATGACGCGATTGCAAGCCCTTGCCGGCGCATGTTCGCCAAGCAAGTCGGGCACCGCGGTGCTCACGATGGACGGCCCGCGCGGCACCTGGCAGATCAATGGCCGCTTCGATCCACTCGACGCGCCAAGTCTGTTGACCGTCGACGTCGCCGTCGTCAGCGCCATCGTCACCTTCGAAGCGTCCGACCCGCGGCTGCGTGACGCCACGATCAACCAGCTCGTCCTACAGGCAGGCGTGCTCGCACACGACACCGGCTACGGCTACCCGCACGGCTACACCATCGGCTACGACCCCGGCGCAGGCAACCCGCAGGCGCGCGGCACCGTCACCAACAACGGCGACATCGACGCGACCGCGCTCATCACCATCACCGCGTCGGGCGGCAATCTCGTCAACCCGGCGATCACGCTTCCCCATACGGGCGACGTGCTCGGGTTCGCCATCAATCTCGCAGTCGGCCAGTACCTCGTCACCGATACCGAGACCGGCGAGGTCACGCTCGGCAGTTCGCCCAACGATCCCAACGCCGTGAACCGAACCAACGCGCTCAGCTACCCGGACAACGCCGACATGCTGCGCTTCGGACCGGGCAACACCGACGTCGCGCTCACCGCGCAATCCGGCCAGGGCACCGCCACGATCCAGTGGCAGCACACCTACATCTTCTGACGTCATGGGGCTGCGTTGGATCGCTCGAGATTGGAACACCGGGGCAATCACCGGCACGCTGCCGTTCTCCAAGTCGAGCTTCACCGAGACGCTGTGCGCCGCAGGTTCGTGGTCGGGCGAGATGGACCCCTACGACTCCGCCGCCGCGTTGCTCGTCCCGCATCGCACCTACGTCTACGCGTTGCGCGACGACGGCACCATCGCCTTCGGCGGGATGCTCGGCGCGCTCGATTGGAACGCCTCCGGCGGCGAAGGCGTCGACACGCTCACCGCGTCGGGATATTCGCTGTGGGGCTATTTCTGGCGGCGACTCATCACGCTCGGTTCCAACTTCAACAACGTCGAGCAGTTCTCGATCGTCCAACAGTTATTGGACAACCATCAAGCGCTGTATCCGTTCCCCGGCTACTCGATCGGCGTGGCGACGGCATGGAACCCGGCCGGTGGCTCGGGCGTGCCACGCGTGCGTCAATACTTCGCCGCGGACGGCAAGATTCTCGGCGAGGCGATCGAGGAGCTGTGCGACTGTCTCAACGGCTTCGAGTTCCGCGTCGTGCCGTCGTGGACAACACCGCCCGGAACCGGCGCACGGCCGCAGATTCAACACACGATGGAGCTGTGGTACCCGCGGCTCGGCGTCGACCAGCCGTACATCTGGCGCGACGGCGTGGCGATCCGCGTCACCGATTACAGCCAAGACGACAACGCCTACGCCAGCTACTGCTTCGCCACCGGAGCGGTCTCGGGCAACGGCTCCTACGCCAACAGCGCGGCCGGGCAGGTCACGGTGCCAGGCGAGCCGATCTACGAGGTCGCGATCAATGCCACCGACGTCACCGACACCGCGACGTTGCAGGACAAGGCCGATCAGGCGATCCAGACTTCGACGCAGTACCTCATCCAAGTCGAGCTCGTCGACCAGGACACCTGGCCGTACGGCTCGTGGGCGGTCGGAGACACGGTGCGCCTCGTCTCGGATCGCGGGAGCTTGCAGCTTCACGGCGACATCTACTGGCGCATCACCGGCACGACCGTCGAGGTCGACGACATCGGCGCGATCACCACCAGCATCGACTTCACCGACGCGTTGCGTCGATCGAAGCCCGTCACCCGCGCGGCTCGGGCGCTCGCCCGCAAGCGCGACGCGCAGGCGTCGGCGATCTCGACCTTGCAGCGACACCCGTAAGGAGCACGCCATGACCCTGCAAGCCAACTGGTTCCAGACGAACGTATCGCCGCTGGTGAACGCGCGCGACGAGCGACGACGGTTCCGCGCGTTGACTCCGGTGGGCGGCGTCGTCCAGCCTGGCGATCTTGCCGTCACGCCGGTCGGCGCGGGCACCACGCTCGCCGTCAACGTGGCCGCGTGCGTGCAAGGCGGTGGTGTTGTGGTGCCTGGACAGGACACGCACCAGGGCTCGTACTTCGTCTACAACGACAGCGCCGTGCAACTGCCGATCGCGGCGGCGGACCCAGCCAACCCGCGCATCGACACCGTGGTCGTGCACATCTACGACGACGAGTTCGTGCCCGGCGAGGGCTACAGCGTTGCGCTCGAAGTCATCCGCGGCATCCCGGCTGGAGCACCCGTCGCGCCGAACTTGCCGCGCGATTGTCTGGCGCTCGCCGACGTGCGGGTGAACGTCGCGCAGACCGGCGTCGTCGCGGGCAACATCACCGACCGCCGACGCTCGACCCTGTTGCAGCAGCCGCGCGGCATCATCGTGAGCGGTCCCAACGTCGTGGGTGAGCAGCCGAACGTGAATCTCACGTTGAACACCGTCATCGCCGGACCGGCGTCGTGGCTGGCGGCGAACACGATCACGCTGCCGGTCGGCGCGGACGGGCTGTACCTCATCCAACTCTCGATCATCTACCGCTCCGACGCGGTGGTTGGCGTGTCGGCCAACCTTCGCAACGCCGCAGGAGCGGACCTCATGGTCATCTCGATCTCGCACAGCGCGAGTACGTGGAACCCGCAGTATCACGCCAGCCAGATCAAGCCGTGCGTGGCGGGCGAACAGTTCCGAGTCCAGAGCACCGGCAACGCACCCGCCGCGCCGGGCTACATGGGCGTCAGCCGACTCTCGCTCGTGCGTATCGGCGACTCGCTCGCCGCCGTCTGACGGCCGCAAGCGGCATCCGTGTACGTGCAAGCCGTTCGCGCTTACGCTCGCGCCCCGTACCCGTAAGCCGCCAGCACATGGAGGCACGCCATGACGCCGAACGAGCCGAACGAGCACGACAACGGCGGTGACGGCCCGCAGCCCGACCCGTCCGATGACCAGGAGCGCGAGTCGCAGCAGCCCGAAGAAGAGATGCACGACCACACGCGCGACGAGTAATGCCTGATCCCGTCTCGCTCGCCACGGTCCACCACGAGGGCGCCGGCGACCCCACCGACGTGGTCCGCGCCGACGACTACACGTACTGGATCGGCTCCGTCGCCTTCTCCCACATCCAGCCGGTGTGGGACTCCTACGGCACGTGGAACTTCAACGGCACGTCGCTCGACATCTGCCTGAGCGGCAATCGGATGGAGCACGCGGTCACTGACGACGACATCGAGATCGTCCGCGCCGCGTGCGCCGACGCCCGCGCCCGCGGCTACGTCGTCGACAACCCGCAGGTGCGCGACCACCACGATTCGCCCGGCAGCAACACGGTCTGCTCGGGCGACTTCTCGCGCGCGGTGTGGGGCAAGCTCGTCGCCGCGTGCCAAGCGGACGGTGTCCCGGCGACACCACCGGCACCGAAGCGAGGCGCGATGGAACTGCAACGAACCAAGAGCGGCCGTGGCTACTACATCGTCGGAGCGGACGGTGGCGTGTTCTGCTACGGCGACGCCAAGTTCCACGGTTCGATGGGCGGACAGCATCTCAACTCGCCCGTCGTGGGCATGGCCGTGCGCCCGCAGGACGACGGCTATCTGCTCGCCGCTGCGGATGGCGGCGTGTTCGCGTTCGGCAAGGCACCGTTCCACGGTTCGATGGGCGGCAAGAAGCTCAACTCGCCCATCTGCGACATCGAGTTCGACGCCGAAGGCGACGGCTACTGGATGCTCGCCGACGACGGTGGCGTGTTCACCTTCGGTCACACCGCGTTCTACGGCGCGGCTACCGGAAAGGTCTGACGCATGACACACCTCCAAGCCGGGTTCGTGACCGTCGAGGTCGGCGTCGTCGCGGGCGTGGCGATCGTGTGGCTGCTGTCGCACTTCGTGCGCCGGTAGCACGTGGGTTACGCCGTCGCGGTCGGGCTGTTCATCGTCGGCGCGTTCTTGTTCATCGCCAAGGCGTTGCACGACGCGTCCCACTGGCACGAGCTGCACGAGCAGCTTGACGAAGTCATTTACAACCTGGCCCGCGCCGAGCAGGGCGCGGGCCAGGCGGAGCAAGAGGGCGGGTGATGCGGGTCGTTCTAGGAGGCCGCAATGCCCAACAAGCTCACGGCGGCGATTGTCGCGCTCGCCATCGCAAGCGCAAGTCCGGCGCACGTCAACGCCGAACCGACTCGGGCTCGAGACCGAACTGCGCCGGCACGCATCGCTCGCCTTGACGCCTTCGGCGTGGCGGCGGTGGGGCTGCATCGGCTCGGCGCGTTCCTCATCGCACTCGACGCCTACGAGAAGCGCGTGTTCGTCCTCGCCGTCGCCGACTCGCAAGCGCGAGCGCAGGCGCGACCCGAAGCGCCAGCAACCCAAGCGCCAGCCCAGGCGTCGCCACCGTCGCCGTCGTCGGGCGCGTGCGGCGGCGATCTGCCGCCGTGCTGGATCATGCTGCGGGAGAGCGGCGGGAACATCCGCGCGCAGAACGCGACGTCGAGCGCGTCAGGCAAGTGGCAGATGCTCGATTCCACCTGGGGCGGCTTCATGGGCTACGCCCGCGCCGCCGACGCACCCGAATGGGTGCAGGACGCCAAGGCCCGCACGATGGCGCTGTGCAACTGGACACCGCCGAACTACTGCGCCTAGGTGTACGTCCAACCCCAGGGGAGCGCGACGCCATCGGTACCGGCACCGGCCACGATGACGCTGCCGAGCCCGGCGATGCCGAGTCGAGAGTCGCCTTCGACCTGCGTGTCGTCGATGACCACGAAGTTCGCCACCGCGACATCGCGCAGCAAGATGTTCGTCGCAACGGTCAGCCCGGTGCCTCGGCAGACGACGTGCGTGCCACCGCCGTTCGGACCGTTGACGGGCGCGATCGACGTGAGCGTCATGCCGCCGCTGCCTGCGCTGCCCGGCACATCGACGGTGACCTCGGTGTCGAGGTCGCCGCTGAGGTCATGCACGTGGCAGACATACGAGCCGGGCACCGGGTAACGGTGCGAGGAATGCGCGGGCGCGATCTGATTCGTGACCGTCGATGCGCCAGCGTGCGCCGCGCTGTCGTCGTATGACCAGAACAGCGAATCCGGGACGTCGACGTCGAAGTGAACGAGCAGCCGGTCGACGTCATCGACCGTCGCGGTCAGAGTTGCCATCATTCGCCTCCCATTCGGGCCAACATTCCGAACAGCGTCGCGCAGCGCGTTCCTCGACGTGTGCACGTGGGCCGATCGTGGCGTGATCCAGCTCGACACCGCACGCGGTGACCATGTGCACCGAGCCCGGCCGGTGCAGCGTGTGATCCACGCGGTCGAGCATCACCACCTCGACGCTCATCGTCTGCGCACGCCCGATCTCGAGACCGTGCCTGTGGACCGGCTCACGGTCGCGATCTTGCCACCCGTACGCGAGCGCGCCATGCGTGCCGCCTTCGGGTACGACGCGCCGGTCTGCGGCTGCGCTGCCCGAGACAGCGCGTTGCGGTGCGTGCGCAACCGTTGCGCCTCGCTGATGCCCGCATTGCGCGCCTGGGTCGCGGTCGGCATCGGGTAGGCCCGCCGTGACGGGATCAGGAACGCCGAGTCGGGGAGTCGATTGCGTTGCTGTCGAGTGAGTGCCATCACGCCACCTCCACGTATCACGATGCGCCCTGGTTGTACCGTCTCAGGCGATGGCCCGCACCTTGGAGTACGTCGCGCTGGACGACCTGCAACCGGCGCAGCACAACCCCAAGCGCCACGACCTGCCGCTGCTCGACCAGTCGTTCCAGCGGTTCGGCTACGTGGAGCCCATCGTCATTGACGAACGCACCGGACGCATGGTCGTCGGCCACGGCCGCGTCGAGGGGCTGCGCCGAGCCCACGCCGACGGTCATAAGCCGCCCGAAGGCGTCGACGTCGCGGACGACGGCCGATGGCTCGTGCCGGTGCTGCGCGGCTGGGCGAGCGAGAACGACGACGAGGCGGACGGGTACCTGCTCGCATCGAACCGGCTGGTCGAGGTGGGCGGCTGGGATCTCGACATGCTCGCCGACCTGCTGCCGACGTGGGACGAGAACGAGGCGCTCGGAGGCACCGGCTGGTCGATGGACGCGCTGCACGAGGCGCTCGGGCACAAGCCGTCTCGGTTCGACGCCACGCCACAGTTGGAGGTCGCGTACACGTATCGCGTCGTCATCGACTGCGAGGACGCCGAGCATCAGGCCACGTTGCTCGATGCGCTGCGCGGCCAGGGGTTGCGCGCCCGGGCGGTCGCCCAATGAAGGGGAGAACATGAATCACAACTTCAACGAAGAGTGCCCCGAGGGCCCCTGCGATGCCTGCGTGCAACGCGTCGCACGGCGCGGGCGATGGCTGATTCGGCAGTTGCTGCCGCTGACCTACCGAACGACCTATCGCACGATGGACGACAAGACGCACTTCGCCGTCTGGCGCATGTGGTTCGGCCGCGTGTTCGCCCACGAGGAGCACGTAATCATCCCGTGATGAATCACGAGCACGAGTTCGGCGCGGCGCGATTTCGTGAGGTCGCCATGTGCCGCGCCGACGACGATTGCACCGAGCTGCGCATCGGCACCAGGCGCGGAGGTCTGCGCACGCTGACCGCCGACGAGTACGTGAGTGTGCTCTGCCGCATGATGCAGGACGTTGCCGTCGCGCAGGCCATGACGATCATCCACGGGCCCGAACGCGGCATGGCCCGGGCGAGAGAAGTGCTGGGGTACGGGTGAAGGTCGACGTCGCCGTCTCGTGCACGCCGTCAACGACGATTCGTGCCGAGCAGGTCAGCGCCGCCTACGACGTGCCCGCCTCCGAGCGCCACACGCTGCGTTGGACGACTGAGCTCCCGTTGGACGAGCGCGAGTGGAACGTCGGTCTCATCGTCGGTCCATCCGGTGCGGGCAAGACCACGATTCTGCGCGAGTGCTTCGGCGAGCCCGAACCGCTGAGCTGGGGCCGCTCGTCGGTCATCGACGACTTTCCCGACGTCGATCTCGAGTCCATCGTGGCGGTGTGCGGCGCGGTTGGGTTCAACACGATTCCGGCATGGCTGCGCCCGTACGAGCACCTGTCGAACGGTGAGCGCTTCCGTGTCGAGCTGGCGCGCCGCCTCATCGAGCCGCGCGACGTCATCGTCATGGACGAATTCACCTCTGTTGTCGATCGACAAGTCGCCAAGATCGGCGCGCACGCCGTCGCCAAGCACGTGCGCCGCGAGGGTCGACGCTTCATCGCGGCGACGTGCCACCACGACGTCATCGACTGGCTGCAACCCGATTGGGTGCTGGAGCCGACCAAGGCCCGCGACGTCGACGCCGATACCGGCGACGCCTTCACTTGGAGGTCTCTTCATCGCCGACCCGACATCGCCTGCCGGATCGAGCGCGTCCCGTTCTCGTACTGGCGGCTGTTCGCTCCATTTCACTATCTGACCGCGCACCTGCACCCGAACGCTCGCGTCTACGTGCTGTTCGCCGAGGACGAGCCCGCCGCCTGCGCCGGCATCTTGCCGAGGCCGTCACGGTTCGCCGGGCGCAACTACGGCATCAGTCGTCTCGTCACGCTGCCCGACTGGCAGGGGCTCGGCCTCGCCTTCGCGCTGATCGACCGCGTGGGTGCGGCGTACGCGGCGAAGGCGTGCATGATGCGCGGCTACCCGGCGCACCCCGCGCTGATCCGGGCGATGGATCGCTCGCCGGTATGGGCGCTTGAGATCGCACCGAAGGTGGGCAGCGTCGTGCGCGGGCCGCACTCATCGCTGCCCGAGAACTGGCACCAGGGCGCTCGCCCCAACGCCACGTTCCGCTACGTGGGGCCGCGCATGTCAGTCGCCGACGCGCATTGCCTCATCGACGGACAACCTGGCTAGAAGATCCCTCCCTATGCGTCGCACGCATGACAGCATGTTCGTCATGCCGGGGCTCTCCTTCCAGAAGCAATACATCGACCCGATCCTCGCCGGGCTCAAGCGCGTGACGGTGCGACGCCCGCACAACCACCTGCCGCACGCGGGCGACGAGATCACGCTGCACAACGGCCCGCGCCCCGCCTTCGCACGTGGCCGCTGCGTCGACGTGCGCCCGTTCACGCTCGATGATTGCGAGCGGCTGTTCGCCTTGGACGGGCACGATTCGCCCGAGGCGATGCGCGACGCCGTCGCCGAGCTGTACGGCGACGACGCCGAGCTGGTCGTCGTCGTGTTCCGCGTGTCCCGACGTCAGGGGCGACGCGTCACGGCGTGACGTATCCCGCCCCCTGTGCGCCCCTCCCGCGTCGGGCGCGTCGACGTCGAACCCTCGGGCGCACATGCTGCGCAGGCCTTACAGGCACGCATCCCCTACCCGTGCAGGTTCCATGTGACATTGGAAAGGTGCGACGAACCTGCACGGGTAGAATGGTTGTCGATTGACAACCGGGTAGTCGCTCAGTGACTACCCCACAGGGCACGCACCCACGACCATGCGGGAGCGATGTGCGATGACGACGGCGCCACAGCTTGAGTCGCACACGTCGACCGTTCGGGGGCCGCGAGCGACGCGATGACGACGGCGCCACAGCTTGAGTCGCTCGCTCGATCGGCAGCGAGCCCGCCGCAGCTTGACATCCGAGAACGGTTCTCCTGTTGCGACACGTGCTCAGCGTGTCGACCATCGGCGACGACGGCGCTTCAGCTTGAGTCGGTGGTCGCGCGCGCTGCGCATGATGCCAGCACGACACACGTAAGCAACCAACCAAGGAGACAACCATGACCACCGATCCTCGCATCGGCCGTCGCGTGCGCCTCGTCCATTGTGGCGACGAGCACACGCGATTGGAACCCGGCGCGCTCGGCACCGTGACGTTCATCGATTCGATGGGCACGGTGCACGTGCGATGGGACGACGGGCACCAGCTCGGTCTCGTCTACGAGGCGGGCGACCGCTTCGACTTCGTGCGTGAGGGCGAGCAATGACCGCCGCCAAGCGTTGCGAGCTGTGCGGCGAACGATTCTCGGAACGCGACGAGCGCGCCGAGATGTTCGACCCGACCCGCGAGCAGCCATCGCTCATCGTCCACGCCCAATGCGGCATCGCCGCCGGTATGGAGGTGGCGTGATGACGTGCTCCATGCCTGAGGCACACGACGCCCACATGGAGCTGAACGGCGAATGCCCGTGGTGCGGCGGCGCTCAAGCGTCGGACATCGGCACGCTCGTAGCGACGTCGTTGACCGACCGAGCACTCATCGACCGCATGGCGAAGGCGCTCACATCGCCTCGCTCGTTCACGCCCGCCGAGAAGCGAGCACTCGTCACCGAAGCCAAGCGTCGATTCAACATCGACACGTGAGGGAGCGCGTGGTGCGCAGCGGTTCGCCGCTGCGCATCCCGACGTCTCACGACGTCACGACACACGTAAGCAACCAACACAGGAGAGAACCATGTCAACCAAGCAAGCGCTCAAGACTGCGGCCAAGAAGGCGACGCCGGCCAAGAAGGCGGCGACGTCGACCAAGAAGGCGACGCCCGCCAAGAAGGCGACGCCGACCAAGGCAGCAGCGAAGCGCACGCAGAACGACGAGCCCCGCGCTCGTCTGTCCGACGACGAGGTGCGCACGGCGATCCGTGGTGCGGTCAAGGCCGACCCCACGATGTCGTCGAGCTGGACTCGCACGTTGCGACACCTGCGCGCCGAAGGGCTCGGCGGCAGCGGCTACGTCCGCTTCCGTGAGCTGTTCGAAGAGGTGACGACAACCGGCAAGGCGATCGCCAAGAAGGCAACGCCGACCAAGGCGACGCCGAAGAAGGCGACGCCCGCCAAGAAGGCGACGCCCGCCAAGGCGTCTCGTCGCACCGCCACGAAGCGCTGAGAAGCGCGGAGGGTCATGCACCGCCTGTCGGGTGGTGCATGTGCCCGCTCCGCTTCGGAGCAACGACACACGTAAGCAACCAACACAGGAGAGAACCAATGAGCTACAACGATGCGACCGTCGAAGGCGCGCCCGCGCCGTCGTTCATCGTCGGAGCAGCTATGGAGGCCGAGCGCGTCCGTGGTCTGCTCACCGACGTCGAGCGGTTGTCCGAGCGAGTGCTTCAAGCCGAACGGCTGGCGAGCACCCGTGCGACGTCGCTCAGCGACTTCCAGGAGTACGTCGCCAAGGTCACCGCGAACTTCGAGCGTGGGTGCCGTGCTGGCAAGCGTGAGTTCCTCGAGGAACTCGGGCTCGAGATGCCGCCTCGTCGGTTCGACGTCACGGCGCACGTCGCGTTCACCGTCGAGCTGGACGAGGACGAGGTGTACGAGCACACGTTCCGCGAGCTGATCGAGGACGCGTGGCACGGCAACACCGACATCTCCGTCGACTCCATCGAGTTCGAAGAGGACAACGACGCCTGAGCAACCAGGGTCGCCACCCGGTCAACACGTGAGATCGGGTGGCGTGCCCGCGCTGCTCAGCGCATGACACACGTAAGCGAACAGGAGAGAACCAATGGCAAGAAAGGACGCGACGAGCCCCCGCCCGAAGGCAGGGGCTCGTCCGACACACGTAAGCCGCCCGAAGGCGACCAACGCGAACGGCAATCTTAGCCGGACGATCGAGTCGCCCAACGAACGGCGTCGCCGCCTCAGGGCGACGAAGCGCCCGAACACATGGCTCGGCGTGCCGATCGGCGAGGTGCCGCTCACGCGGTACGCGCGCCTGTCGGAAGTGCTGGAACGCAACGACACGGACAACGTGGATATGCAAGACCGGCACACCGCCGTGCTCGGCGAACGTGAACGGCTCAACGTCGTCGGCGATTGTCTCAAGGACAACGACCGCTCGGCGTCGTGGTTCGGCGCTCAGCATTGCGAGCGCGAGAGCTACAACGAGCTGATCGCGGCGCTCGTCGGCGGCACAGTCGGCGGTGTCATCGTCACACGATGGGATCGCCTGTGCCGCAACGACAACGACCTCGCCGAACTCATCGACCTTGGCAATCGCCACGGCTCGCTGTGGGTGTTCTATTGGGACATCGGCCGCCCGGATGGTGGCAACGTCGAGCGCCTCAACCTCGGCACGTCAACAGGTCAGGACACCGCACGTCGACTCACGCAAGCATCAGCTCGTGAATCGAAGCAGATGTCCGAACGCATGACGGGCCGCAAGAACGACAAGCGCCGCGAGCGCGGCGTCTCTGGCGTCGGTTGCAGCGCGTTCGGTTGGTTGGGCAAGCGACACAGCACAGCGAAGCGCCCGGTCCTCAAGAGCGACGGCATGACGCCGCACCCTCGCGAGGCGAAGGAGATTCGCAACGCTGTGAAGCACTACCTGGACGACGGGTGGACGCTCACGATGGTCACCGAGGATTGGAACGCTCGACGCGTGCCGACCCCTCGTGGTGCCAAGTCGTGGGACGTCAGCCGCGTGCGAGACATCCTCGCCAATGAGCGCCACGCCGGCCTCATCGACGTCGAGGTGGAGCCCGGCAAGTGGGAGCTGCACAAGGCGGCATGGCACGCCAACGCCATCATCAGCGAACACGACTACCGAAGGGTGAAAGCCAAGATGAACGCCAACAAGGGCAACGCGCCGGGACCGAAGCGGATGCTGACGTCGCTCGTACGTTGCACCGAGTGCACGTGCATCATGCGTGCGCACATGAGTGGCAAGAACGTCCAGTGGCGGTGCTTGCGCCAACCTGGCCGGGACGCCTGCGGCGGCATCGGGTGCGTGGTGCCCAACGCGTACGTGGAGCATTACGTCACCGAATGGCTGTTCGACATCTTGCACGGCAAGAAGATGAAGGGCGCACAACGTGCACGCCAGACGAAGGCACGCGACATCGACCTCACCCGTGAGGACGTGCAACGTCGCTACGACAGCCAGATGCTGGGCGAACGCATGAGCGACGAGGCAATGGCAATCGCACGTCGTCAGTACGACGAGGCGATGGCGCAGCTCGAAGCGCAGGCGCACAACGTCGACCGTGCGAGCGAACAGGCTCGCTACATCGCCGAAGGCGATCGCATCATCGCCGAGTGGAACGCCGGTCAATGGGACGACGCCGAGAAGCGGGCGCTCGCCCAGGCGTTCATCGAAGCGGTGTGGGTCAGCCCGAGGCAAGGCAAGGTCAACCGTGGCCCTGTGCTCGAACCCGAGGACGAGGCCGTCGCACGATGCGAGATCATCCGGCGCAAGCCGATCGGATGACCGCACGTTGTCCACAAGGAGAACCGTCTTGAACTCACAGGGCCGGGTGGTCGCACGATGAACACGTGCGAACGCCCGGCCCTCTCTCGGATGTCACGCTGCGCAAGGCGATCCGCCGCGCCCATGAGCGCAACGCCGCCGCGTTCGGCGGCGACGGCAAGCGGATCGACGCCGGCACGGCCGCGCGCGTGCTCGAAGTGCTCGACGCCCACGACGCCCGCATCGCCCAGGAGCACCGCCAGCGCCGCACCGCCTGAACGGTCGCTGTGGACGGGCCATGCGCTGAACGCATAGCCTGCGCGAACCGGAGAAAGCCCGCACTTGGGACACTTCGGGCGGGAGCACGGGGGACATGATGGAGACGCTGAGCGATCGCGTGGCTGCGCTGGAGAAGGAGATGGCGGGGCTACGCGACGAGGCTTGTCGCTATCGCTCGGACATCGCGCTGCGGGACGAACTGTACGGCCGCACCGGCACGGCATTGCTGACGTTCATTCGCATCCTGCACGCAGAGCTGACCGTGTACCGCGACGCTGTGCTCGACGGCGACGGCCAGTTCCCCGCCATCATCGCGGCATTCGAAGTGTTCGTGACGGCTGTGATCGCCGAACTCGACGCGATGATTACCTGCTACGAGCCGGTGTTCGCCGAGGCGTCCGACGTCATCGACGGCTAGTGCGGGTCACGGCGTCGTAGGCGGCGAGCAGCATCTTGCGGGCGTTCGCATCGAGCTGCGGGTCGTTCTCTAACGCGGCACGTGCCGACGTCGTGTCGGCGATCAGGCCCGCACGTCGTTCGATGTAACCGTCAGGCAAGCGCCACCAATGCTCAAGAGCGCGCAGCTCGGCGATTGACGCGCAGCGCTGGCCGAGTTCGATCGAGCTGACCGTCGCTTGGTGCACGCCGAGCCGGTCGGCGACTGCGGCCTGCGAGTAACCGTGTTCCTCGCGGGTGATACGCATGGCATTGCCAAGCATCTCGGCAATCGCCTCGTCGGTGAGTCGTCTGCTTCGCTTCACGGTCGCCATCGCGAGCTGATCGTACCCGCCGTCTACGCCTCTAACGCATACCCGCAGGTCGCCGCGCTCGGCCGACATTCCCCGTAGACGGTCAAGCGCTAGCGGCATACCGTCATGCGCTCAGGGCGGGACTCCTTCAAGCAGGGGAGCAGCGGGTGGACGCGACCGTTCGAGCGTTCCGTGAGACCATCGGCGAGCGCATCCGTGAGCGCCGAGTCGCACGTGGATGGAGCCAGGCCGATCTCGGCAACGCGTGCCTGCCTGTGGTCGATCAGACGCAGATATCGCGCATCGAGCTGGGCAGCGGGGGCGCGAGCGACGAAGTGCGGCTCGCCATCGCCCGGGCGCTCAAGGCCCACCCGGCCGACCTCTTCGCCTGGCCCGACCGCCGCAAGCGCTCGGCATGAACACGGCGATCCGCCGTGTCGTGCTCGGCCTGCTCGGCGACGTGCCGGGCGCGGTCACAGCCAGCCCGCAGGGCCACCCGATGCTGTCCGAGTGGGTGTACGACCGCACGACGGTCGAGTACGCCTCGCTCAGCTCGGGCGAGCAGGCCGTGCTCGCGTCGGCGATGAGCCTGCACTCGGGCGCGCTCTACGAACTGTTCACCCGCGCCGACGCCGAGCACGTCGAGGCGTTCATCGGCGCGCTCATCGAGGTGGTCCGCACCACCCGAGAGGGTGAGGACTTCATTCGCACGGTCAAGGGCGGCGACCTGTGAGCGTCGTGCTCGACGACGCCCGCACGGTCGCGTTGGCGCCCACCGAACCCGGCTCACCCGAGTGGCTGGCGCAACGTGCCGATGCCATCGGTGGCAGCGAGGCGGCGGCGTGCTGCGGGCTCGACCCGTACTCATCGCCGCTGGCGCTGTTCCTCACTAAGACCGGCGTCATCGCCGACGAGGACAACGAGGCGATGGCGTGGGGCCGGCGCATGGAGGAACCGATCGCGGCCGAGTGGTCCGAGCGCAGCGGGCTGTACCTGCTGCGACCGACGTGCGCCTTCGCTCACATCGAGCACCCGTGGATGCACGCCAACGTGGACCGCTTCGTGTTCGAAGCACCGGCCGCGAGCATCGTCGGCGAACCGCTCGGCATTCTCGAGGTGAAGTTCAGCCACGACGCCGAGCGCTGGAGCGGCGACACGCCGCCCGACCACCACGTCATCCAGGTGCAGCATTGCCTCGCCGTCACCGGCATGGAGCACGGCTGGCTCGTCGGCGCAATCTCGACCGGGCACCGCCTGCGCCTCGTCGTGCACGAGATCGAGCGCGACGAGCTGCTCATCGACCGAATGATCGAGTGCGAGGCCGAGATGATCCGGCGCATTGACGAGGGCGACCCGCCCGCGGCGAGCGCCGACGATGCCGACGTGCTCGCCGCCGCCTTCGCCACGCCGACGACCGGCGCGCACGTCGAGCTGCCACCCGCAGCGCGGTACGTGCTCGATGACCTGGCAGCGGCGAAGGTTCGCGTGAAGCGCGCGCAGGCCGAGGTCGACCGCAACACGAACCAGCTCCGGGTGTGGCTCGGCGATGCCGAGGTCGGGATGCTCGACGGCGACGAGCCGGTCACCTGGCGCGGACACGACGTCACTCGGCTCGACATCAAGCGGCTGCGCAAGGAGCGGCCGGACGTGTTCGTCGAGTTCGCCAACACGACCGTCGAGCGCCGCCTGCTGGCGAGCGCACGGAAGGAGCGAGCATGAACCTGTCCACCATCGAGGTCGACCCGGCCGAGGCCGAGGCCAAGCTCGCCGAATACGAGGGCGTGCTCGCCAAGGACCGCATGATCGAGGACGAGGCGATCGCGCAGGCGTACCGCGCCGTCAAGCGCGGCATGCCGATCCTGCGGCTCTCGCAAGCCATCGAGCGCGGCGGGTTCTTCCCGAACGGATGGCCGCGGCTCGCCATCGTCCGCGCCGACGCCACCGAGTGCTGGGTGAGCGACCACAACGACTGGCGCAACGGCGGCTTCGACTACGTGTTCACCGACGCCGAACACCGCAGCAGCTACGGCGCACTCGTCGGCGAGCACACGGTGCGCGTGCACGTGAACGACCGCCCGAAGCCCGAAGGCAGGCGGACGAGTCGAGCGCACACGCTGGTCCCGGTGATCCCGCCGCACGTGCGCCCAAAGCGCCCGAAGCTCGCTCGCCTGCACGTGCTGTGGGAGGTCGAAGAGTGGGCGAACGTGGCCCCGCGCGACCCGGCGCTGCTTCGCCATGTGCGCGGCGACCTGTGGGTGGTGCTCGCGATGTGGGAGCTCACCGAGCTGGAACGGCTCGTGCTCGGACAGTCGTCGTGAGCGGCGGCGACGTCGAGGTACGAGACAAGATCACGCCACCGCGCTCGGCTCCGACCGTGTTCGGGCTCATGGAGGACTACCGCCCGCAGATCGCTCGTGTGTTGCCGACCGGCAGCGGCGGCGTCGATCGGTTCATGCGCATCCTGCGCACCGAGCTACAGCGCGACCCGAAGCTGCACGAAGCGGACGGTCACTCGTTCCTCGGCGCGGTGCTCACGATGGCGTCGCTCGGTCTCGAGCCCGGCCCGGCGCTCGGTCAAGCGTGGCTGTTGCCGTTCAAGGACAACCGGCGCCGGCGCACGGTCGCCACGCTCATCATCGGCTACCGGGGCTACACGCTGCTCGCCGTGCGCAGCGGGCTCGTCACCGCGGTCGACAGCGAGGTGGTGCACCAGCGCGATCGCTTCGTGTTCCATAAGGGTTCGCACCAGACGATCGATCACGACTGGCCGCTCGACGGCGAACGCGGCGAGGTCATCGCGTCGTGGGCGATGGCGTGGATGCGCGAAGGCGGCGAGCGCTTCGAGGTGCTGCGCAAGGACGACATCGAGCGCCGCCGCAAGCGGTCGCCTTCCGGGCGTCGTGACGATTCGCCGTGGGCGACCGATTACCCGCAGATGGCCCGCAAATCCGCGGTGCGTGCGCTGATGACGCAGCTCCCGCTGTCGGTCGAGATCGCCGCCGCGATGCGCGCCGACGAGACCGTGCGCACCGACTTGGAGATGCCGTTGGAGGCGTACGCCGCCAGCGAGGACGACGAGGCCGAGGCCGACGAGCCCGAGGCCGACGAGCCCGAGGCGCCCGAGCAGGCCGCGGCGAAGGAGCCCGCCGGAGAACCCGGCGAATCGGCGGCCGCGGCGTCGCCCCCGAAAGGAAAGGCGTCGGCATCCCCGCGGCCGTCGAACGAACCCGAGACACCGACCGAAGGAGGCACGTGATGGCGACGCCCGGTTACACGAACGTGAACGTCCGCTTCAAGGAGACGACCGCCAAGCGGCTCAAGGCCGTCGCCGCCGAGCGGATGGTGAACCCGAGCATCATCGCCGACCGTGCCGTGGCCGCGTACCTCGACGCGATCCCATCGCTGCCCGAGGTCGAGTCGCGCGTCGCCGACGCCGCGCCTGTCGAGTCGTGAGGGAATCGCGCTGCACGAGCTGCAACGAGCCGATCCGCTGGGTCGTCATGCCGACCGGCTCGCTCATGCCGATCGACGTCGAACCCGTCGAGCACGGCACCGTCATCGTCACCACCGACGTCGTCGGCACGCTCACCGGCAATCAGTTCCCGAAGGCGATCGTGCTGCGCAAGGGCCAACCGGACCTGTTCAGCGCCGACCAGCCGCGCTACGTGTCGCACTTCGCCACCTGCCCGCACGCTGACAACCACCGCAAGGCGAAGCGGTGAAGCGCGCCGTCGAGCCGGTCGGCACGCCATTGGACGAGGCCGCGGTCGGGACCACGTACATCATCGTCAGCGTCACGGTGCCGCACGACCTGCCGCCCGGGCCGATCGCGCTGGTTCTCAAGCGGATGGAGGACGACCCGCGCAACTACGGCGTGGTCGATTGGGAGCTCAGCATCGAACGCGCCGAGCAGTACCTCTCCGACCTGCTGGTGCGACACCGCGAGTGGGAAGCGATGCGCGACCGCGACCTGGCGAAGCGATGACCATGACCGCGACTCGGCCGGAGACCGAAGCCGGGTTCCTCGACGCCGTGATCCAGTTGGCCCACCTATGCGGCTGGTGGACCTACCACACCCACGACTCACGGCACTCGGCCAAGGGCTTCCCCGACCTCGTGCTCGTCCGGGCGCCCGATGCCATCTTCGCCGAGCTGAAATCGGAGCGCGGCCGGGTCACGGCCGAGCAGGCTGACGTGCTGGCGCGGTTGGCGCTGTGCGGTCTCGAGACCGCCGTGTGGCGACCGTCCGACTGGCCGACCATCGAGCGCCGCCTCAAGGCCCGAGCCGAGCGATGACCAGCCTCGTCCTGGCGTACCTGATCGCGATGCTCATGCTGCTCGCGGTCGGCTTGCTCACCTGGCGCACGTCAACCGCGCGCCGCCGTCGAGACGTTCACGCGCCGGGCGCTCCGTTCCACGACGCGCCGCCGCACGTGCACCGCGTCGAGCGCGTCGTGGGCGATTGGCCGCGGCGTCGAGCGCCGTTCGATCAGGATTCGGAGTGACGAATGGCGTGGGTTCGGATCGACTGCACCCACCAACGGCACCCCAAGGTGGTGCAGGCCGGGCCGATGGCCGAGCTGCTTGACCTGCGGGCCATCGCCTACAGCGCGGAGATGGAGCTGGACGGACGCGTCCCAAGCGCGGCGCTGGGACAGATCGGGCGCGGTATCCCACGCGTGAAAGTCGCGGTGAACCGGCTCGTCAAAGCGGGCAGATGGCGCGAGGCGTCACGCCGTGACGGCGGCGATGGTTGGGTGATCCACGACTTCCTGGAGAACCAGCCCAGCAAGGCTGAACGGGAAGCCGACCGCGCCGCGGCACGAACCCGTCAACGCGCATTCCGAGCCCGCAATAACGGCGTGACCGACACCGCGCGTCACGCCGTCAGTCACGCAGCACAAGACGACACGACACGGACGAAGAACAAATTGAGCGCAGAGCGCAGAAAAGCGCAGCCTGTGGATAAGGACGAACACGAGCGTCAGATGGCCGCAGCGCGCAGCACGCTCGCCGAGACCGTGCGCCCGCCGTCGCGGACCGCCGTTCGCACCGTGACCTGCCCAGCGTGCGGCGCAGAGCCCCACAAGGTGTGCATCGGAGCGCGACGCGAACGCGTGGCGAACCACATGGAACGAGTCGACCGATACCTGGAGACACAAGCCCGTGACGTGGGTTGAGCTGGCACCGAACGAGATCGACGCGTGCGAGGCATCCCCCGGATTGCGAGGCGAATCGTGACCGTGATCGAACTTCGACCGCACGAGGTACGCCACGCGATGGAGGTCGGCTACGAGCGCAACCTCGTCGCCCGCAGCCAGCGCCGCCGACCCCTCATCGCCGGATCGAACACGTTCCAAGGCGACATCACCGGCGCCCTCGGCGAACTGGTGGTGGCGAAGGCGCTCGGCGTGCATTGGGAGCCGAACGTCGGCGGCAACGACCACGGCAAGGGCGACGTCGGCGCGTTCGAAGTGCGCGCCACCGCCCGCACCCCAGCCCGGCTCACGATCCGAGACCGAGACGACGACGCCGCGTGCTTCGTGCTCGTGACCGGCGTACCGCCGTGCCTGAGCATCGCCGGGTGGCTGTACGCGGGAGACGCCAAGCGGCCCGAGTACCTCGACCGCCGCTCATACCAAGACGAGCCCACGTGGCAGGTGCCGGCCGAACGGTTGCAGCCGTGGGACGAGCGACCGTGGATCGACAACCGAAAGGAGCCGTTCTGATGGCGAAGGGCAAGCAGCGCTTCGAAGGCAAGACCGTGGCCGAGGTCCGCAACCGAGTCGTCGGCATCGTCGGCGACGCCCGGCTCAACACGACGCTCGCGCCCGACACCGAGGTGGTGGTCGTCGTGTCCGGCGTGGTCGAACACGTCGAGCACGACAAGCGACGCAAGGGACTCATCCGCATCCAGCGGATCAGCGTCGGCGAGGGCTACGTGCTGACCGAAGGCGTCGACGCCGACGACCTGCTGATGAAGCTGCGCGCCGACCGGCAGGCGCAGCTCGATGAACTGCTCGGCACACCGCCGCTCGACTTCAACGGCGACGACCCGAAGGACGACGAGTGACGACCGCCAACGAGCACGGCGAGATCATCGTGCACGTGGCCCCGAACACCGCCGAGTTCGATGAGTGGGTGCACTCGCTGCGGGTGCTCGTCAGTCAGATCGGATTCGCCCTCGACGGCTACCTCGCAGCACGCCCCGCTCAGCCCGTCGACAACGACGCGTGACGCACACCAGCATCATCGTCCGACGCGGCGTGACGGGTCATCGGAGGCTGCCGTAGCGTTATGCGTGACACACGTAAGCGCTTCGAAGGAGACACCGAATGACCAACCATCACCTCGACGTGAGAACGCCACGAGACGTTCCCGAGCTGCGGAACCTGCTCGTCGACTGCTGGCTGCCGGGCGGCGTGTTCGCCGCCACGTCGGTCATCATGCCGAACACCACGCTCACCCAACACGAGGGCGCTCGGCCCGAGTACGCGTGGCACCTCGACAACCTGCCGCCCGCCACGCTGTATTGGGTCAGCGCACCAATGTGCGACCTCCTCAGCGCCGCCGAGCACACCGTGCCCGACGACACCGTGCTCGAGCGGGAGCTCGTGCCGCAACGCTCGGGGCTCGTCGTGTTCGAGAAGCCGCTCGTCGGCATCGACGCACAACGCGACTCGGCCGTGCGCGTCGACGCCATGTGCTGGGGCCCGGTGCGGCTCGCCAAGTTGCAGAACGTCATCGGCGGCGCAGTCGTGCCGATCACGCCGCTGCATCTGCTCGATGCGGTCGGCATGGTCAGCTACTCCCGGCACAACGCCGACGAGGGGCTCAGCTCGGACGCGCTGATGCACGCGCTCAACACGGGCGCGATCGACCAAGCGGTCGCCGAGGATCGGGGCGGCGGCGAGTTCTCGCTGCACGGCGACATCTGGGCGTGGCTCGGGCGCGGCGACTGGCTGTTCGACACGTCGATCAACCATCGCGAGACGCCGTACACCGACCAGGCATTCGCTTCGATCACCGAGGACCGTCGACGCCTTGCCGCGTTGTGGCTGTTGCTGTCGCAACCCGGCATGGTGAGCATGTCCGTGTCCAGCGGTTCTCGGGGGGAGCGACGTCGGGCGCAGCGTGGGGGGAGTGCCGCGCCCGACGTCGCCATCATCGACATCGCCCGTCGACACGCGTCCGCTACTGCCGCCGATGTCGGCCCGCCGACCGGACGCCACCATCACGTGCGCTACCCGGTAAGCGGGCATTGGCGACAGCAGGCGTACGGCGAGGCCCGAGCGTACAGACGACCGACGTGGATCGCCGCACATTGGCGCGGGCCCGACGACGCGCCGATCAGCAACGTCGAGCACGTGCGCGTGTTCCGAGGGGGTGACCGATGACCGGCTACGACGGCGACGAGCTGGACGACCTCGCCGAAGGCGCACCCGGCCACGCTCCTGACGACACGACACGAACGCCGGTCACCATCTGCTGGCATTGCGACCGGCCGCTCGACGCGGCCACGCCCGTCGACGGCGAGATCGGCGCACCCGAATCAGGCGCAGTGTCGCTGTGCATGTATTGCGGCACCGTCGCGATGTTCGGTCCCGATCTCGTGTTGCGTGCACCGACCGAGGCCGAGATCGACGCACTCGCCGAGGACGCCGAGTTCATGCGCACGTGGGCACGCTTCATGTGGGCGCGGCAATACGTGTTGCTCCGTTCCAACCTGATGCGCGACCGATCGGACCCCGACCGATGAGCGACGAATACGTCAGCGACAGCGGCGGCAACAAGCTCGATGACCCGCGACTCATCGCTGCCGTCGACCTGATCGGCCGCACCGGGGCGAAGTCGTTCGCCATCCGCTACAGCGACGACGAGCAGCCCGTCGTGTGGTCGGCCGTCGCCGATTACGGCGATGGTCGGGCCGAGGCGGCGGGCGCGCTGCACCCGCTCGTGGCTGTGTTGCGTCTCGCCGAGCTGCTGATCGACGGCGGCACGTGCACACATTGCGGCCGACCGACCGGCGTGCACACCGACCGAGTCCCTGAGTCGATGCCGCTCGATCAGTTCGTCTGCTGGTATCAGTTCGATCCCGAGCTGTCGACGTTCCGGCGCGGATGCGAAGGCGACAAGGCATGAGCGCCGAGATCGTGTTGGAGCTGCACCATCGAGGCGAATGGGAGCCGGTCGGTGTCGTCGCCGAGGGGGAGGCACCCGGGTCGATCTCGTCACGCTCGGGCGCGGCCCGCGAGGTGTACGTGTTCGGGTGGCTCGACGGCTCGCCCGGCGTGTGGCGTTCGACCGGCGGCGTCGACGTCGCCAACGACTTCATGCGCGCGATCGCCAGCGAAGGGTTCGCTCGCCTGTCGGAGCTGACCGAGCCGTACGAGCTGACCGTCATCACCCGCAGTGGCCGGTCCGACGTTCGGTTCCGGTTGACGCCATGACCAGCGCCGAGGACGCCATTCGCTCGTACGTGCGGTCGTGGCAGGAGTGCGTCGACGCTGACGGCCGCACGCTGCTCGATGCGCTCATCCATCGCGACGAGGCGTTCCATCACCTCGTCGGCGTGATCGGCCTGGCGTGTCCCATGTGCGAATGGGGTTCGTGCCCGTACCAGGCCGACGTCGAGATGTACGCCGAGGAACTGGCCGACGATGAGCGCCACGCGATCGAAGAGGTCGGCGACCCCAACGGTCTGCTCAACGAACCGAGCGCCGACTGACCTGCGGTGATGGCGCGCCGTTGCCAGGGCGACGCGCCATCATCGTGTGCGTGAGCAGGTACAGCGAGCGGGCGGCGTACCAACGGGCCTACCGCGCCACGCACCTCGAAGCGGCCGCACGCCAGCGCCTCGTGGCTGCGGCCCGGTCTCGCGCCCTGGCTCGCCTCGCCGACCGCCACCGCGCCGAGTTCACCGCGCTCGTGCACGAGGAACGACTGCGTGCCGGCGTGCCGCCCGGGCGGCGTGGTCGTCGGCCTCGAGACCGCCAGGCCGAGGCCGTGTGATGCCTGCCGCTGCCGCTCGCCGTTGCGCCGTACCCGAGTGCCCGAACCTCGTCACCGATCGCGGTGCGCACCGTTGCGCCGAGCACACCGTCCAGCAATGGCGAGCGATCAATGCCGCCCGCACGATGCCTCGCCACCGTGGTGCTCGCTGGGTAGCGGTGCGTGCCGCCTTCCTGCGCCGCCATCCGCGCTGCGTCGACTGCGGCGCACCGGCCACCGTCGCCGACCACGCGCCGGTCTCACGCCGCGACCTCATCGCCCAAGGCGTGCACGACCCCGACGACGAGCGCTACCTCCAGGCCCGCTGCGGCCCCTGTCACGGGCGCGCCACTGCATCGCGTGAAGGCATCTTCGGCCGCTCGCCGACGACGCGTGCACGTGCAACCGGCCGCGCCGCGCGCCGTGCCGTCGTGCCGGGCGCGGGTGGACCCCCGGGGTAGACCCCCACCCGCGCAGGCGGGCGGGTCAATGGGCACGTCGACCCGGACACGCGTCCGATGTCGTTGCCTTTCCCCCCTGGCTGTAGGTGCACGCCAGCAAGGCCTGTGGCTACGTGTGCCGGGCGTACGACGTCGGGGCGTCGCATCATGCGTCTGGCGCTTGGGACCGTGTAGGGCGCATCCTGTTGGCGTGGCACGAACGGGTCGACGGCCGCGACCGACCGCGCTCAAGTTGTTGCACGGCGAGCGCCCGAGCCGGATCAACGACGACGAGTTGCACTTCGCGCCGGGTGCACCGGACAAGCCATCCGACCTGGACGAGCACGTTGCTCGCACCTGGGACGTGCTGACGGCGGTGCTCGAACCGACCGGCGTGCTCGGTGCGGGTGACCGCTTCGCTCTGTGGGCCTTGGCGCAACGCTGGACCGACTTCGAGCGGTGCTCGGCGCTGGTCAACACGGTCGGGCCGCTGGTGGTGGACGAGAAGCGCCAGCCGCGGCGCAACCCGGCCGCGCTGATGCAGCGAGAGGCGGGCCGCGACGTGTTGGCGTGGTGCCGCGAGTTCGGGCTGACCCCTGCGTCTCGATCGCAGATACGGGCTCGCCTGGCTTCGGGAGCTCCCGGCGGCGCACCGCTCGACGCGACCGCCTCTCGCTACTTGGGATGAGCAGCGCGCCCGTCACGCACGAGCGGCGTCGCCGTGCGTTCGCCTACTGCTGTCGGTCGGCGCCCCCGAAGCGGGACGGGCCGAAGCAGGCGTGCGCCGCGGCGCGGTGGTGGAACGCCGACGTCGACGGGCCGTGGCCGTGCGATCGGCGGGGTCGACATTTCTGTGCGCCGCGGGCGCAGCGGGCGGTCGGGTTCATCGAGGACTGCTGCGTGCACACCAAGAGCCGGTGGGCCCGCCAGCCGTTCAAGCTCACGCTGTGGCAGCGCGTCGAGATCATCGAACCGATCTTCGGGTGGGTCGAATGGTCGGACGAGTTCGAAGAGTGGGTGCGCGTCTACCGGGTCGTGTGGCTCTCGGCCGGGCGCAAGAACGGCAAGAGCGAGCTGCTCGCCGCCGTCGCGTTGTACCTGTTGCTGGCGGACGGCGAAGAGGCTGCTGAGATCATCGGCTGCGCCGGCACGCGTCACCAGGCGGGGAAGGTGTTCCAGGTCGCGGCCGTGATGGTGCAGCTCTCGCCGCGGTTGCGACCGGCGCTCGACTCGGGCCGGTTGTCGATCACGCAGCATGACGGCGCGCGCATCTCCGACAACGCCACGAACAGCTACTACGAGGTGATCTCGGCCGACGCCGATCACGCGCTGGGCGAGAACGTGCACGGCGTCATGTTCGATGAGGTGCGCACGCAGCCGAACGACCGATTGTGGAACGCGCTGCGCACGAGCATGGGCACCCGCCCGCAAGCGCTCATGGTCGGCGCGACCACCGCGGGTGATGAGCCGATGAGCTTCGCCTCCCACGAAGAGGCGTACTGCCGTCGGGTCGCGGCCGACCCGACGCTCGATCGGCGTCGTTACGTGTGGATCATGTGCGCGGCCCCCGACGCCGAGTTGAACGACGAGGCGGCGTGGGAGGCAGCGAACCCGGCGCTCGCCGACTTCCTGAGCCGGGAGGCGTTGCGGGACGTGTGCGCCGAGGCGTTGCTGTCGCCGACCAAGGCGGTCGCGTTCCGGGTGCTGCACCTGAACACGTGGCAACGGTCGCAGTCGCGGTGGCTGCCTGCGGGCCGGTGGCGGCACACCGTCGTACTCGAGACCGCGCTGGTCGGTCATCGTTGCCACGGTGGGCTCGACCTGTCGGCCGTGTCGGACCTGACGTCGCTGTGTTGGTACTTCCCCGAGCAAGGCGACGAACACGCCGCGGCGCTGTGGCGGCACTACGTGCCCGAGGCGGCGCTCGACACGCTGAACGCCATCACCGGAGGATCGTTCGGCGAGTGGGTCAAAGGCGGGTGGGTCACGGTGACCGAGGGCGAGGTCGTCGACTACGACCCGTTGCACGATCAGATCGCCGAGGACTACCGGCGCTTCGCCGTCGCCGATCTCGGCATCGACCGTTGGAACTCGACCGGCACCGTGAACTGGTCGCAACGGCATCTGCCCAAGCTCACCGTGTCGTTGGTGAGTCAGACCTTCGGCGGGCAGTCCGCCGCGCTCAAGGAGATCGACCGGCAGCTTCGACGGCGTACGCTCGATGTCGGCGCGAACCCCGTGGCGGCGTGGTGCGCGTCGTGTGCCGAGGTGCGACAAGACGCGGCGGAGAACCTCAAGCTCGTCAAGCCAGATCGAGCGCGAGAAGCAGCACGGATCGACGCGGTGGCGGCGCTCGCCAACGCGGTGGATGGCTTTCTACGGATGCCGGCCCCGAAGCCTCGGGGTCGGGTTGCGGGGTTCTGATGGGAGCACGACCGTGAGCAATGACCCGACACCGCCCGAGCGCGCTCAT